AACTGGGGCCTGTTGATCTCTCAGATGCTGGGCCAGCTCAACCCCATGCAAGGCATCCTCAAGCTGCTGGGCGTGGACATGGCCAGCGCCATGGAGCAGGCGCTGAACTTCCGCCCCAGCGCAGCGCCCCAGGCCGCGGCACTCCCCGCCACTGCCCCAATCCCCGGCACCCTCCCCGGCGCTCCCCCGGCGCCTGCGCTGCCTGGCGGTGGAGGCGCAGCTGGAGGCGGGGGTGGTGGCCGAGCCGCAGCCGCCGAAGTCACCAAGGGCGTCAAGGAACTGCTTCGGCTGACCGATGCCGAGATCACCGCAGCAGTGAACACCGCAATCGGTGAGTACGGCGGGCTGGACCCTCGCGGCCGCACCGACGTGTTCGCCAACATCCTGGCCCGCTCCAGGTCGCCGCAGTATCCATCCAACCTGGTGGACGTGGTGACGCAGCCGGGCCAGTACGCCCCGAACTTCGGGCGCAGCCGGGCGCAGGTAACCAACCCGAACCTGTACGGCAGGGCCCGGTTTGAGCAGGTCAAGGCTGAACTGATGAATCCCCAGATGCTGGCCCAGTCCATTCAGGACGTGGACAGCCGGCTGTACTTCAAGGGGATCAGTGAGCAGCGCAACATGGTGCGCGGCGTGGACTTCCTGAGGGCGCCGGATCAGAACTTCTTCCACGGCCCCGGCCGCAGCGATCCCGGCCGCAATCCCCAGATCACATCGCAGCTGCTGTCAGAGCTTGGTGATACCGGGTCGCTGACTGGGTATCTGGATCAGCAGACACAAGCCGCCGAGCAACTCCGCGAACGCCAACAAGCCACCACCGCCGAGCTTGAAAAGTTCATCGAGGCCAGGACCCAGGCTGTCGTCAAGCTCAACCAAGAAAGCGAGCTGTTGGGTGCGACGACTGATCTTGATCGCCGCCGGCTGGAGTACGCCTTCGAGCAGCTGGAGATCAATGACAGGGCGATTCAGGCCAAGAGAGAGTTTCAGGAGCTGGAGAAACAGCTGGTCGAGCTGGGCATCGATTACAACGCTGAGCAACAGCTGGCGCGGATCGAATCGGAAAAACAGCACGCCCTAAAAAACGCCCAGGTCAAGGCCGAACAGGACATCAACGACCTGATGGCCGAACGGGTCCGCATGATGCAGCAGCTGACCAGCCAGGCCGCCGAGCCAGCCGCCTTCCAGACCCAGGGCATGGCGATCGAGGCCCAGATCGCCACCCTGAAGGATGATCTTGCGGAGATGACCAGCATCGCCACCCTGGCGGGCAAGTCTGCCGAGACGATCGGCGGGGCGTTCGGCAATGCGTTCCGCGACCTGATCAGCGGCGCAGCGAGCGCCCGGCAGGTGCTAACCGGATTCTTCCAAGACGTGGCCCAAGGATTCGCGCAGATGGCCGCAGAGATCATCGCCAAGCAGATGGCCATGATCGCGCTTCAGACGATCCTAAAGGCGCTGGGCGCGGTGGCTGGGGCGTCCAGCGGCGGCACCTTCGCGCCGAGCAACGTGGGCCCATTCGGCGCTGCGGGGGCGAGCACGGCGCTGAGCTTCGACCCGTCCGCCATGGTGCCCCGCGCCCTCGGCGGCCCCGTCTCCCCAGGCCAGGTCTACCGCACCGGCGAGAACGGCACCGAACTGTTCGTGCCCTATCAGGCCGGCACCATCATCCCCGCTGAGGCCACCGAAGCGCTGCAGGCGATCAACAACGCCAGCCTGCGGGGCCTGCAGGTGCCGTTCCAGGCCACCGCTGCCACCGCTGCCAAGGCCTCACAGCAGGGCGGCGGCTCCAGCCCCAGCAGCGGCCTGAGCGTGCCGTTCCAGCGCGGCATGGAGGGCCTGAGCGTGCCATTCCAGCGCGGCGGCATCGACGACGGCATGGGCGCTGCTGGCATGGGTGCGGCCGGCGGTGATAGCACCATCCGCTTTGAATCCGTGGTGATCAACAGCGAGGAGCTTGTCACACGGAAGCAGGCCGAGGCCATCGGCCGCAGGTCTGAGCAACGCGGCGCCGCACTGGCCCTGAAGCGCTACAGAAACAACCCCACAGATCGCCGTGGCGCTGGTCTGCCCTGATGGAGCTCTGCAACTTCCTGCGGTTCAAGCGCCGGGATGGCACCTATACCACCTGGCTGGCCCAGAACTACTTCATCGGCCAGACCATCGCGCACAACGGCCAGAGCTACCCCCACCTGCCGGTGGCGGTGGCCACCAACTCCAGCACCCGAGGCGGTGATCGATCCGAGGCGGTGGTGGCCGCGCCGGTGTCGGCGCTGAGCGTGAACGTGTTTGCCGAGGCCAGCCGCGAACGGTGGCTGCTGGAGGTGCGATCGGTGAAGGTCAACCGGGTTGACCAGAGCCTCGGCGTGCTGCTCACCACGGAATACTGGGCCGCGCAGCAGCTGCAGGGCGACGTAAGCGAGCCGATTGTGAGACTCCAGCTGGCCAGCCCGCTCGATGCGGTGCAGGCGCCCGGCGGCAGGGTGCTGTCTCAGGTGCTGGTGGGGGCGCTGCCTACCAGCGGGAATCTGACGCTGCAATGACCGCAGACTGGCCCGCCTGGGTAAGTGCCCGCCTGCCACACGTGATCGGCGCCGACCCGGACGACGGCGAGGGTATCTGCTGCCTGGTGATGGCCGCCAAGGTCCGCCGCAGCGCCGGGCTGGCCATGCCCGATCTGGACCCTCAGTGGTTCGCCATGGCTGCCACCGGGCAATGGGATCAGCTGCAGCGGGAATGGAGGCGCCTGATGGTCCCCCACAGACTGGAGCAGTACGCGCTGGCGCTCCACCGCCAGCCCCTGGGTCTCAGCGTTGGCGTGGTGGTTGATGACGGCCTGCTGATCGTGCATCACCGCCGCGGGGCGCAGTGGTTGCCGCTGGAGGTCGCCGGCCAGCTCATGCCCCTCGAATACTGGAGGCCCCGCGATGCTGCCATCTGATCGCTATCTGGCTGACCTGCTGGGCCTGAGCGATGAGCAGTACGAAATCTGGCGCGATGAGGTCCGCAAGCGTGCAGCGGAGGCGCCCAAGCCTGCGGTAACGGCTGGCATCGAGTTCACCGTAGCGCAGATCGTGGTGCTGATCACTACGGCTATCAGCATCGGCGCCCAGCTGATCAGCGTCCTGCTGGCCCCCAACGCCCCCCGTAACCGGCGCACGGCGGAGCTGGGGCAGCGGCAGGTGCAAGGGCGCAACCAGACGAGCATTGAATCCCTAGCGCCCCGTGGCGGGTTCGATGCGGTCCAGGACGTGGCTGCGATCGGCGAGCCTATCCCCGTGGTTTACGCCAACCGCGAAACCATCGGCGGCGTGACCTATGGCGGCGTCAGGGTGAACGCCACCCTGCTGTGGTCGCAGATTTGGAGCCTAGGCGGCAGTCAGATGGTGCGTGCCGTTTTCATGGTTGGCGAGGGCCGACTGGCCGGGATCGACCCCAACGGGTTTGCGATCGGCGATTCAACGATCAACACTTACGACCTAGGCAGCAGCGGCGCCAACAGCAGCAGCGCCCGCATCACGATCTACCACCGCCCGGACGGCGGCCGGATCCGATCGACTGACCGCATCGCCGGCCGCGCTGCGGCGAACGACATCGGCAACGCAGAAAACGACGGCGGCGCCGATGTGTTCATGGCCCGAGGGCTGGGCAACACCTATCAGGCGGTCTTCAGCGCCACCAGCAAGCCCAGCACCTCCACCACGTTTGGCGTCTACGGCCTGATCGGCAGCAACCTAGGATTCAAGCTCAATCCGCAGCTCCGGCCGCAGTTCACCGCCCGGCTGCGGCCCATCGGCAGCAGCGGTAACGCGATTGTCGCCTGCGACATTGATCAGTCCGTGGTGGTGCAGCGGGCGAAGGAATCAGCGTTCTACTCAACCCGCTCCGGCGTGATCTCCGGGTCGTTCGGCCTGGGCGATTCGTTCACCTATCGGCTCGACCGCAGCAGCGACTATCTGACCACGTTCCAGAGCACGCAGGGTGGCGCCACCTGGACCTCTGCGGTGGTGCTGCAGTCAGCCCCGAAGATCTACGAGGAGGACACCGAGGATCGGATCACCGGGTTTGATTTCGCGGCTCGCATGACGGTGAGCAGCGTGACACTCGGCACTGATCAGGTAGAGGTGACGGCCACCTTCGACGTGGACTCAGTGCGGACCCTGCTGATCAACGAGGATGCCGCCGCCGGCCAGTACCTGGTGGAGTATCTGATCGAGGTGGACAACGGCCTGACAGGACAGAGCCGCCAGACGATCCAATCCAGGTTCAACGTCACGATCACGGTCCAGAAAAAAGGCACCGATCAGTACACCTTTGAAGGCGACGTAGATGAAGATTCCGGCCCGGTGAACGCCCTCACCAGCCCGCGGCGGCTGCAGGCGTTGATCGTGTTCCCGATCGAGGGTCTTGACGCAGCACAGGAAACCGCTGCCGACGTGGCCAGCACCGTCGCCGGCCGGCAGAAGGCCTGGGACGACGCGATCGCGGTG